CCGCAGGTAAATCTCGCGGACATATCCAAGGCCAAGAAAACGGCCATGATGAACCTCGTGGCCTGCCGTTATCTCCTGCTCACAACCGATAAAGACGAGGTCCTGCCCCCCGAGTATCACTACACCTGGTCCTCCGCACTCCTCGATGGGCAACGCAATACAGCGATCGAGGGTTTCCGTGAGAGCGGCAAGACCCAGATCGTCCTCCGGGCCTTCCCGATTTATAGCCTCGTCTTTCCGAGCCGGGACCGCGACTACATCGTCCTCATCAAGAACAACGCGACCCTCGCCTTTGCCAAGCTCCGGGAGATCGAACACGAATACCAGACCAATCCTATCCTCTCCGCCAATCTCGTAAAGGTACATGAGGAGTCAGGTAGTGTCTTCTCGGTCGACGTCCGGGACGTATACGGCGAGATCATCAACGTCCGCATAGAAGCATACGGCAAGGGCGCCTCGATCCGCGGGCTGGCCAATCAGGACCGTCGCCCGAAGATAGCCATCATCGATGACCCGCAGGACACCGAGGACTCGCAGTCGGAAACCACGCTCGAAAAAGACTGGGAGTGGTTCCTCTCGGACGTAATGTTCCTTGGCCAAAAAACGCGCATATTCCTGATAGGCAACAACCTGGGCGAGCGCAGTATAATTGAGCGCGTCTTCAAGAACACCGAGGAGCTGAAGTTCGATACCTACAAGATCCCCGCGGTTATCGATGGCAAGAGCGCGTGGCCCGAGAAGTATAATATCCAAGGCATCGAAGAAGACAAGGAGAACTACCGCAAGCTCGGCAAGCTCGACATCTGGTTCAGGGAGAAGATGTGTGAGGCCATAGCCGATGAAACCCGGCGCTTCAAGCGCGAGGACTTCCGCTACTACTCCGTCTCGACCATGACCGATATAATCTCCCGGTGCAACATCTTTATCCCGGTCGACCTCGCGATAAGCGGGAAGAGGGACGCGGACTACACCGCCCTGCCCATTGTCGGCATAGACTTCCTCAACAACTGGTTTATCCTAGACGTTATCCACGGCCACCTCGATCCGACCCAGACCATAGACTCAATATTTGCCTCTGTTTCGCGCTGGAAGGCCCTAGGCGTGGGGATTGAGAAGGTAGCATACCAGAGAGCCTTGATACACTTTATAACGCGGGAAATGGCAACCAGGGGCATTTTCTTCCCCGTTCACGAGCTGGCAGCCGAGAAACAGAAGGAAATCCGCATAATGGCCCTGCAGCCGCGCTTCCGGGCGCACACGATATGGTTCCCGGATCACGCGCCCTGGCTGACCGAGCTCGAGAGCGAACTGCTCATGTTCCCCAAGGGCGAGCATGATGACATAATCGATGCCCTCGCATACCTTCCGGTGTTCGGATACCCGAAGGACAAGACGACCATGAAGCGCGATGAAATCCGCAAGATGGGGCTCAACCCGAACATCGTACTCGGATACGAGGCGCGCAAGGAATACGACCCGTTTGCCGAATGAAAGGAGAACGCAATGTGCTTCTGGAAGACCGCTAAAGAACCCAGCATCAACATAGAGCAGACCAAGGCGCCGGATCTGCCGGCCGCACCATCGCCCACTCCCATCCCGGAGCCGAGCGTGGTATCGCCGCAGGAGTCGGCGGCACAGAGGCAGCGCAAGATCAAGGCTATGCGATACGGCGCGATGTCAACCATCAAGACCGGAGGCCAGGGCGTGACCGGAACAGGACCCGATCTCGTCAGCCCGGCGGCCTCGGCGCTTTTCTCCAAATCGACCATAGGGAGCTAAACGATGCCTGACAAGATAGTCAAGAACCCGTCGTCGCTTAACAAGTGGGAGTTCATAAAGCGCGGCAAGGCGCTCAAGGCCGAAGGCACGCTATGGATGCCCACGCTCAAGGAGATATCGAAATACGTCTATCCTACGCGCGGATGCTTCGATGAGGCAAAGCCGAACCAGGGCAGCAAGATAGACCATAAGATAGTCATAGACTCCGCGGCCGAGGATGCCGTAGGTGTCATGGCCGCCGGCTTAAGCTCCGGGCTGACAAGCCCATCCCGGCCGTGGTTCAAGCTCGCCGTGCCCGACCCAGACCTGATGGAGGACCGCGAAGTAAAGATATGGCTCGACGACACCTGCAACCGCATGCGCGACGTCTTCCAGCGATCGAACATCTACGGCGCGCTGATGTCCGATTACGAGGAGATAGGATGCTTCGGCACCGCGGCCATGTACATAGGCGAAGACTACAAAGAGGTCGTACGCGCCCGGGTATTTACGATAGGCGAGTACTACATAGGCGTCGGCGCAACCGGGCGGGTCAACGCATTTTACCGGCGCTTCCAGAAGACCATCGGACAGATAGTCGAGGAGTTCGGCATAGAAAACGTCAGCGACGAGGTCAAGGCCGCATGGAAAAACAACCAGCCCGACAATTATCACTTCGTAAACCACCTCGTTGAGGTCAACGACAACCGGATAGAGGACTACGAGGATTTCGGCAACATGGAATTCCGCGAGGTCTACTGGGAGGATAACCAGAAGGACGGCAAATACCTTTTCGCCGGCGGATACATGGAGTTCCCGTTCATGGTCCCGAGGTGGCAGACAACGACCACCGCAGATGCATACGGTCGCGGACCGGGGTGGAAAGCCCTGGGCGATGTCAAGATGCTCCAGAAACTCCAGAAGGAGAAACTTATATCCGTCCAGAAGTCGAATGATCCGCCCCTGCAGGCGGACGCCTCGGTCATAGGCGAGGTCAACGCGAGCGTCCCCGGCGGCATTACCAGGACATCGACATCCGTTCCGAACTCCGGAGTGCGCGCGGCATATGAGGTGCGCCCCGACCTTAACGCCATGGAAGTAACCATCGAGAAGACCACGGCGAAGATCAACGCCAAGTTCTTCAAGGACCTGTTCCTGATGTTCGTAGAGGCCGACAGGACAGGCCGCAACATCACGGCAACAGAGGTCATGGAGCGCCAGGCAGAAAAACTGACCGTCCTCGGACCCGTCCTCGAGCGCTTGGAGGGCGAGCTCTTAAGCCCGCTCATCGAACGCACTTTCTCCATCATGGTCAGGAAAGGCCTGATCCTTCCGCCGCCGGCCGTGATAGAGGGCATGCCCCTGCGCATCCAGTATATCTCGGTGCTTGCGCAGGCGCAGAAGATGGCAGGCGTGACCGCCATCGACCAATGGACCTCCGGCGTGGCCGCCTCAACTGCCATAGATCCTGAAGCGACAGACCTAGTCGACATGGACGAGGTCAACACCATGAAGGCAGACATGCTAGGCGTCCCGGCCAAGGTCGTAAGAAGCAAGGGAGCCGTGGCTATGCGCCGCAAGCAGCGCGCCCAAGCCCAGGAGCAGGCAAGCAAGGCCTCCCAGATGATCGCGATGGCAGAGGCCGCGAAGAAGGGCGCCGGCGCCGTCAAGGACATGTCGCAAGCGCCCCTTAACCAGAACAGCGCTCTTGACTCGACTCTCGCCGGGATAGCCGGAACCGGAGGCATGAGGCAATGACAAAGGAATACGATCCTCTCGAGTCAGAGAAACAGAAGGAGGACGATCGCAAGAAGCGCGAGAGTACCCGCAAGCGTGAACTCAACGATATACGCAAGGTTCTCTCGCTCCCGGAAGGCCGCAGGGTAATATGGCGCATACTCGGCAACTGCGGGATGTTCCGCTCGCCATATACGCCCAAGGATACGAACGCGACCTTCGTTGAGATAGGCAAGAAGGAAATAGGGCTGCAGGTTCTTCAAGACGTGACCGATGCGAAGCCCGAGGCATACTACCAGATGTATTTTGAATCGGTCAACGAGAAGAACGAGGAAAAGAAACAGGAGTCCGGGGAGTAACCAGGAGGAAGCAGAGATGGCAGACCCAGTAAAGGATCCGGCGCAAAACCCAAATCCCGCCGATCCGAATGCAGCAGCAGCGGCAGCGGCAGCGCCGGCCAATCCGGCCGATGCGGCCGCAGGAAAGCAGACCCCCGCGGCGGACGGTGCAGCAAAGGCTGAAGGCGGTGCAGACGGAAAGAGCCTGCTCGACCAAGCCAGCGATGACACGCGCAAAGCGGAGGAAAAACGGCTCCTCGAAACGCCCGAGGACCAGCTCAACGATACCGACAAGGTAAAGAGAGCCGATCTGATAAAGGCGCAGCAGGAAGCGGCGAAAGGACAGGTCCCCGAAAAGTATGAGATTAAGGTGCCTGACGGGATGACGCTTGACCAGGGACTCCTGGACACGCTCACTCCGGTTTTTAAGGAACTTAAGCTCACGCAGGAAGGGGCCCAGAAGCTCGCCGATGCGTACGCGCCGGCCCTCAAGGCTATGGCGGAGAAGACGCTCGCGGATGCGAAGGCGCAGGAAGATCAGAACTTCCAGAAGTTCGTGCAGGAACGCAAGGACGAAACCATCAAGGCTCTTGGCGCAAACTACAAAGAGCAGATGTCCTATGCGGCAAGGGCGCGTGACAGGTTCGCGAGCAAAGAACTTCGCGAGAAGCTCGAGCTCTCCGGCTTGTCGAACGATATCGATGTAATAAAGCTGTTTATCGATCTCGGCCGCGCGATCAGCGAAGGGAAGTTCGTAGACGGAAAACCGGAGAATCCGGGCAACGCTAACCCGGTCAAGACACTATTCCCGAGCGCTAGCGACAGCAAATAGCGCCGCGGAATAAAACGAAAGGAGCAGAACCATGCCTGCATTATCAACCTACTGGCCCACGCTGTTAGACGTAGCGCGTAGGCTGGACCCGAACGGCAGCATATCCGCCGTTGCGGAGATCCTCAACCAGACGAACGAGATACTCGACGACATCCCGTTCGTAGAGGGTAACCTTCCCACGGGCCATAAGACGACCCTGCGGGCCAAGATACCCACGCCTACCTGGAGGCTATTGAACCAGGGCGTCGTGCCTGTCAAGTCGACCACGAACCAGATCACCGAGGTATGCGGAATCCTCGAGGCCCGGTCAGAAGTCGACTGCGACATGGCGAAGATGAACGGGAACACCGCGGAGTGGAGGCTCTCCGAGGACCTTCCCATCATAGAGGGCATCGGCCAGGAACTCGCGTCGACGCTCATCGATGGCGACACATCCATCGACCCCGAGAAGTTCGTCGGTTTGTCCCCGAGGTATTACTCGCTCGCGTCGAGCGTGACGACCTCGGAGAACATAATCGACGGCGGCGGCACCGGATCCGACAACACGTCGGTCTGGCTCGTCGGCTGGTCAAACGCGACCGTGCACGGGATCTACCCGAAGGGCTCGAAGGCGGGCCTGACGCAGGAAGACCTCGGCAAGCAGACGGTCATCACCGACATGACGACCGGCGCAAGGATGGAAGCGTACGTCACGCGCTACCAGCAGGTAGCGGGGCTCTGCGTGCGCGACTGGCGATACGCGGTCAGGATAGCGAACATCGACATATCCGACCTCGAAACCGCCGGCGACGCGGCCGATAGCTCGGCTAACCTTATCAAGCTGATGTCGATAGCGCTCGATAAGATACCGAACCTGTCGTCCTGCCGCCCGGTGTTCTACATGAACAACCGCGTGCGCGCAATGCTGCGCGTTAAGCTCATGAGCAAGTCGAACGTGTTCTTGACGCTCGAGGACCTCAAGGGCGCATCCGGCATAACCCGCCCGACCCTGCAGTTTATGGGCGTGCCGTGCCGCAGGGTGGACGCGATCGGCGTAGCGGAGGAGCAGATCAGCTAGGCAACTCCCGGCCTTAAAGGATGAGGCCGGATAACGTGATAATTCAAGGAGGAAACAAGAGATGGTAGACAACAGCTTGCTGTTAAGCGACGCGCAGAGCATACAGGATACTGGCGCGTCCACAAACCACGTAGACTCTCTCGCCGCGGGCGATGCCATAAGCCCCGGCGCGAGGATCAAAGTGAGCGTAAACACCGCATACGCAAGGGCGGCCGGAGCCTCGACGCTCGTGGTAACCTTGCAGTGCGACAGCGACTCGGCCTTCGGTTCGGCCAAGACGCTGCTTACCTCGGCCTCGTTCGCCACAAGCGAACTGACCGCAGGCGCGGTGTTGCTTGACGCCGTAATCCCGAACGGCGTGGAGCGCTACATCAGGGCTTATTACACCTTCGGTGCCGCGCATGATTCCGGGAAACTCGATGCACACATCACCCTCGATACGGCAAAGGGTGTGGACAAGCAGTACTAACCCAAGAGAGGAGAACAGGCGATGAATAGGCGTTTGCTTGTATGCCTGATGACGGCGGTCATGATGATCGCATTTATCGGGCCGGCATGGGCCACTCCGCTCAACTGGGGCAATACGGACCTCAATCCCGTATTGCAGCGCGTCATCCCGAACGACCTGAAGTATGCAGGCACCGAACCGGGTGGCGTGTCGACCATCGTATCGACCGTATCAAAGCTCTCGTCAGCGAACATGGCGTTCGGGCTGCTGAAGCTTAAAGGTGCGAACAAGACCTTCTCGATGGATGCTGGCGTCCAGGGTAAGCAGATTACTCTGATAAAGGATGACTTCGACGCCCGGACCCTGAAACTAGACTTGTCGATAGATGCGGTCGGAGCGAGGACGGCCCACACTGGGTGGTCTTCCGTTACGTGGGGTACAGCCCCCGGCGGATTCGTTACGCTTCTGTGGCTTGACAACACGAACGGCTGGATAATTACAGGATCCGGCGGTTCGGTAACGATCACATACTAGGCGGAGGAGGGGCGGGCCTAAAAACCCGCCCCCCTAACGATGAACAAATACCTGCCGTACATAGCGGCATTTATTATAGCGG